CGTAAGGGCAAGTACAAGATCAAGCTCACCTACAAGGACCTCGTTACCTTGCAGGATATCAGCCTGGATATCATTGTTTCCAAGGCCGAAGGTACTGTTTCTATCTCGTCTTCACTTGAATAATCTTATAACAATATGGGCGCAAAAGTTAAGAATCCGAGGAAGAAATTCCTCTGGCAGATCACCTTCCCTAAACACCCGCTCAACCCGTATCTTTTCCAAAATGTTCAGCTTCCTGAAATCAGCATTGAACAGGTTGAACACGGGGATGTTAATCGAAGTGTTAAGACTGCTGGTAGAGTTACTGTTGGTAACCTCACTGCTCAGAAATTGGAGACAACCTCTGGGTCAGATACCTGGCTTTGGGATTGGATCTGTGCTTGTCAAGACCATACCCTTGGTGGTGGCCTTACTCCTCAGGAGTACTGGGAAACTTGCCGAGTGGATGAACTGGCTGAGGATGGAGTTTCTATTCTCAACTCCTGGATCTGCGAGGAAGTTTGGCCTTGCCGAATCAATGGTCAGGAACTTGATCGTATGAGCTCCGACAATACCCTGGAAGACCTCGAGTTCTCCGTTGGTACTTGTAACAAGCTTTAATCTATCCGGGGAGGCGGGCTGTATAGTCTACCTCCCCTTTTTTCTCTTTAACAACTCAACTCAACATTATGGAACAAGACATTTTTCAGACCCGCTTCGATGAGTTTATCACTCCCTCTGGGCATCGGGTAAAGATCCGTGAGCAGAATGGTGCAGATGATGACATTCTTTCTAATCCGGCAGAAGCGACTACTCTTAAGAATCTCTCTAGATTCATTGCCGGTATTATCATGGATTCTGATTATACCAATTCTGGTAAGCTTACCGTTGATGAGGTTCATAATCTTCCCTCTCTTGATCGGTATGCTATTCTTATTCATTCTCGTATCTTCTCTCTTGGTCCTACCATGGAGTTCAAGTACAATTGGGGAGAGAATGGGGGTGAAGTAGAATATGAACAGGATCTCAATGAACTTATCTTCGATTATTCTCAGACTCCCACTATGGAAGAGCTTGAGGCTAAACCCAATGCTGTTCCTTTCTATCCGGAGCCTGAAAAGATTAAGGATATTGAGTTTACTCTGACTTCTGGTAAGCAGCTCAAGTTTGATCTCATGACTGCTAATGGGGAAAGCTACGTAGCTAATCTCCCCTTGGATAAACAGACCAAGAATCAGATCTATGTTGCTCGTAATCTTTGCTATATGGTAAATGAGAAATGGGATAAGGTTTCTAACTTTGCTCTCTTCTCAGTTAAAGATATGATAGAGATTAGGAACCATATCCATTCTCTTGATCCTATCTTTAATGGTACTACCATTATTGAGAATCCTGTTACTCATGAGAAGCTTGAGGTTCCCATCGTGGGTATGAAGGATTTTTTCTATCCGGGGGAGATCTAGAACTTGATTTCGTTTATGTACAACGGGCAGAGATTAGGATAGATTATCCCTCCTTTGCTAAACTTCCAGCTCGTAGAAGACTTAAGCTTGTAGAAGAAGCTAAGAAATACTACGATGACATTGAAGCGAAGTTAAAACAAGATAAAGTATAACGTATGGCTATGACATTCGGAGCTGGGGTACCAAAGTCCGGTATGATGGAAATTGGTATTGCCCTAGTCTTACATGATAGATTCTCTAATCAAGCTGGCCAGGCTTCAGCAGCTATCAAGAAGTTGCAGACTGATGCCAGATTAGCAGTACAGTCTAACTTGCAGACTGCTTCTAGCCTCGGCCTGATGGGTGTTGGAGCTTTTACTGCTATTGCTAGTGGCGTTAGGGATATGATCCAATACGGTGCCGAATTCGTTGATACGATGGTTACCGTTGAGGCTATCACCGATGCTACCACTGAGCAGATGAATGCTATGAACGACTTGGCCCTTACTCTCGGTAAGCAGACCATGTTTAGTTCACAGGACATCGCTTCTGGTATGAAGTACTTAGCTATGGCTGGTAACTCTGCCAAGGAAGTTCAGGAAATGATCAGTGGTGCTGCATATGCGGCTGGTGCTACTGGACTGGCTCTTGGTGGTAAAGGTGGAGCTGCGGATGTCATTACCAACGTTATGAGAACGTTCCAACTCGAAGGCAAGAAAGCTGCCATGTGGGTTGGTGATGTTATGACTAATGCTACCTTGTCTGCTAATATCTCAATGACAGACTTGGCAGCTTCTATTCGATATGCTGCTGCAGATATGACCAACTTGGGTTATAGACTGCCTGAAGTCTCTGCAGCTATTGGTACCCTTGGTAACATGGGTATCCAGGGTAGTATGGCTGGTACTGCTTTAGCTAACATGGCCCGCTACCTCAACCGATCCATTTCTGACCCTTCTTATAAGGGTCACAAACTGTTACAGAGCATCGGTCTTGACAAGGAATCTCTTACTAATGCAGATGGTAGTCTTAAGAGTCTGTATGAGATCATTACTATGATCAAGGATGCTTCTGCTAACATGGATCCCACTGAAAGGAATCTTCTTACTACTGGAATCTTTGGTGTTAGAGGTAATCGTGCCGCAATGGCTCTGATGAGAGACACCGAGGGTTTCATGAAACTATATCAGGACCTGATGGGTACTGGCGAAGGTTATGCTCAATCCATTGTGGAGAAGAGGATGGAAACTATTGCCGGTCAGCTCAACGTGGTCAAGTCTACCTGGGAAAACCTGAAGGCTACTTTTGCTAAGTCAATGTCCGGGTTCTTCATCCCTATGTTTAAGATGGTTACTAACTTCTTAGAGGGACTTAGAAAATTTGTCAATACGGGTTTGGGTAGGTTCGTAACTGGAATTGGTCTTGTTACTACAGCTCTTATTGGAATAGCGGGGGCTATTGTGACTATCCGTAGCAAGTTTATGATGTTAAGAACTGATAGTACAGTTTCAGCTAGGAACATGTTTGCAGTTCTAACTGGGGGCTGGAAAGGTGCTCAGCTTGAAGCTTTGAAGTATGCCGAAATAGAACGGATGATCCTTACTCAAAGGAGGATTGGAATCAGGGGTAAACTATCAACGGTTATGGCTGGTGGTAGATACTCACCAGTTTATGGCAAAGACGGTAAAACCATAGTTCAGTACCGTGATCATACCACAGGCCATTATGCTTCAAAGAAAACCTTTGGTAGTTATGCTAAAACCTTTGGTGGTATTGGGGCTGGGGCTGCAGTTACTGCTACTCTCGGTAAAGGCCTTTCTAAGTTTACTACTATTGGGGGTAAGTTACTTGGGTTTGGTAGTAAATTACTTGGTATATTTGGTGGTTGGCAAGGGGTTCTTATTACTGTGGCTTCTATTGGTATACCAATGCTTATTGGGGCTCTTGGTAAGAATAAGAAATCATCCGAAGAGAATCAATCGGCTTTGGATGAAAATACTCTTGCAGTAAATAATCTTACCAAGACCTATCGTGATGAAGCCGAGAAGCAGAGAGCCCAGGGGAATAGGGTAACTGAAGCCCAACTTACGGCTGCAGTTAACTATTTGCGTCAGCTGGTCCAGGGTCAGAAGGATAAGCAACCTCTAGCTATTAGTATTAGAATGCCAGATGGTTCTACTCAGTCCTTCACCAGTGATGAGATAGATGAGATGTATGAACAATCATTGAATTAAAGATGGCAGATTCTAAATGGCAAAGACGCTTGCTTGAATCAAGGCGAGCGGGTAATAAGACCACCATCGAGATCATACAGAATCCCCTCGGTATAGCGGGTGGTCAAGTTCAGAATACACTGAACAAAATAGTTACAGGTGAAATACTTGAAAGTACTCCCTTAGAGGGATTAGATCTTGGATCTGGTACCCTCAAGACTAGTCGTTACTGGAGATATAGATTGCTCACCAAGCCCGATAATGGTATGGAGAAAGCCTCATATAGCCCAAGACCTGGTATCATGGGTGATGGGAATCTTCCAGTCAGTATTGATGAACATACTACTAGACCAGCAGATCTATCTTTGGCAGAGTATAGGTCGGTAGATATGAGAAAAATCATTTCAAGGCGTACTAGTAAAAATTTTGTTCCTGTTGGGCGTGATTATACTGCACTTAAGTTTAAAGCTCTAGAACAGTTGCCTAAGGAACACCAGAATAACATTTTTATCGTAAACGAAAACGTTTCTCCCTATATTTCATTAATGCTGCAAAACCGTCCACAGCAGTTGGAGGTTAATCCACATGGAACCTGGGCTTCAGTCCAGTCTATGGGAAGGAACAACCCGTTTATGATGTATACTGGTGGAGAAGACACGGTATCATTCGAGATTTCCTGGTATGCAAGTGATAAGGACCGTAGGGATGAAGTTATCATGAAGTGTAAGCTTCTCGAGTCTTGGTGTAAAGCTAATGGCTATATAGCTTCTCCCCCGGTTCTTAAACTAATTTGGGGTAACTCTGGGCTATTCGATAATTGCTTCTTTATCCTTGAGTCCGCTCCGTATCGATTAACTAACTTCCAGGATAGAACTAGGGATTCTGAGGGCAAACTGGTTGACCTTAAGTTATATCCTAACTGTGCTACTCAGCAGCTTACTTTTAAACGGGTAAGTACTGATAATACAACTTATGAGGACATTGTGCCATCAGAAAAGCTAAAAGGTATTAATGGTATAATCACTGATTAATCTACTATGGCTTACGATCCTTACTCTTACGGTACTGCTATAGATCTGGGAGGTGGAGATGTCCATCTTGAAAGGGCTGCAGCCACCCCCAGTTCTATGGGTACCTATAAAGCTATACATACTGTGCTTGAAGGGGAGACTATCCAGAACATTGCTTTCAAGTATTATGGAGATTCTGGTTATTGGGTGAGTATCTGTGATGTTAACAGTATTTATAATCCTCTAACTGAATTGGTTCCGGGAATGCAACTTTACATACCTTAGTAAAATGGCAATAGAACAAAGGCCTGATAGTAATACCATTCTTAGACATGGTACTGCTACACCATATATAGGAATCTTCAACCCTCAGAAATCGGTCATAAGGGATCCCAAGAATGGCTTACCGCTTGGGACCT